AACAGCCGGCGCACAACTAACAGCAAATTGTAACGTAGCTTTAAGTGGTGGTAACGGATATATTGTTGTCAAGCTACACAAGGTATCCGGAGAATGACAATGAAGTTAATCACAGAGATTAATGAAACTGTAGAATACATTGCAGAGGCCAGAGAAGATGGAAAGGGTAAAGACTACTTTATCCGTGGTCCTTTCATGCAAGCAAATATTAAGAACCGTAATGGTCGAATCTATCCAGCAGAAGTGTTGGAGAAAGAAGTAAGTCGATACAATACGGAAAACGTACAAAAGAACAGAGCATATGGCGAGCTTGGACATCCAACTAGTCCAACGATCAACCTCGATCGTGTCAGCCATATGATCAAAGAGCTTACTAGAGACGGTGATAACTTTATCGGTAAGGCCAAGATCATGACAGAGACTCCTATGGGTCAGATTGTGAAAAACTTGATGGATGAAGGAGCTAGCTTGGGTGTTTCGTCTCGTGGTATGGGATCGCTTAAAAACAAGAATGGAGCAGCAGAAGTACAGAATGATTTCTATCTTGCAACAGCTGCAGACATCGTTGCAGACCCATCTGCACCAGATGCTTTCGTTGAAGGTATTATGGAAGGTAAGGAATGGGTATGGGACAACGGTATTATCCGAGAAGCGACCATTAACGACTATAAGGAAGTAATTGAGGAAGCTCCTTCCAAAGATTTGACAGAAGCCAAACTTAAAGTTTGGTCTGACTTCCTGTCCAAGCTATAATTTTTATAAATAACATTAGACCACTCAAAGGAGTTTTAAAATGTCTGAACAAGATATTCAAGAAGTGGAGCTTCAGGAGACTGAGCAGCAGGTTGAAGAATCTGTTGAGACAGTAGAAGAAGAGCAACTTGACGAGTTTAAAGCGTCAATGGGCGATCCTTCAGAAGTGCCTGAGCCAACTTCAACTAAGGCAAAGCCACGCAAGGGCGACAAGAAAGTAACGGACGATCCACAGGATTCTCCTACTGCTGTTAAAGTACCTGGCACTAAGGCAGGTATGATCAACGCCATGATGTCTAAGATGAATGAGGTGCCTACAAAGCAACTCAAGGCATCTTTTGGCAAGATGATGGCCGGCTTAAAGATGGAAGAGATCGAAGTAGAAGAAGATGCTATCGAAGAAGTTCATAGTGTCCGCGATCTTCCAAAGATTACCTCTGAAGACGTTTCAGTAACCGAAGACGTAAATGCTATGTTTGAAGGTGCTGACGATCTGAACGAAGAGTTCAAAGAGAAAGCTGCTACTATTTTTGAAGCAGCAGTCGTTGCTAAGGTAAATGAGCAGCTTGAGAGGATCTCGACTAACTTTGAAGCAGAGCTTGCAGAAGAAGTGGAGACTCTTCAGAAAGAAATGTCTGATAATCTTGATCAATATCTCGACTACGTAGTTGAGCAGTGGATGGAAGAAAACCGTCTTGCTGTAGAACAAGGTTTGAAAGCTGAAATGGTAGAAGACTTTTTAAGAGGCCTTAAGGGTCTGTTTGAAGAGAACTACATTGAAATCCCAGACGAGAAGGTTGACGTTGTTGAAGAACTCGCTGCTAGGACTGAGGAATTGGAGTCCAAGTTGAACGAGCAAATCGAAAAGAACGTTGAGCTTCACGGTGTTGTTGAGCAATATAAAAGGGATCAGCTGATTGAGTCAGTAAGCGCAAGCCTAACTGATACTCAAAAGGCTAAATTTGAGACCTTAGCTGAAGGAATTGATTTTAGTGATGAAGAGACTTTTGTTAATAAACTTAGTGTTATTAAGGAAAGTTATTTTGGCAAAGGTGAGGAAGTAACTTCATCATATGAGTTGGACGACGATGAGCCACTAACAGAAGAAACTGCTGACAAGCAAGTTCCTGCTGAGATGGCAAATTACGTAAATGCCATTTCTAGGTCCATGAAGAAGTAATAATTATAAATAACTTTAGATAGATAAGAGGAGACTATCATGTTATCTGAACAACTTATCGAGAAGTGGCAGCCAGTACTCGATCACGGTGACCTTGGGGAAATCAAGGACTCGCATCGTCGTGCTGTAACTGCTCAACTTCTGGAAAACCAAGAACGCTCTGCTCGTGAGCAAGCTATGGGTTC